GGTAATCCTCCAGTTTGAAGTAAAACATCTTTATAATTTGTAGATGATGATTTTTTTGTGCTTGTATTATAAACACGCATTGACCAACCAGGAAGATAAGAAAAGTAAGATGCGCTATACCAAATCTGGATTCCTGGTTGGTTGATTACATCGTCGGCATCCCCGGTTTCCATAGTTTGATATGCCGAATAAGGAAATGCAGTTATTGTTAAGCATTGATTATTTGGATTATATGACATAATAGGAGCAATTGTGCCAGCGGGGAATGACTGACCGGCCGCTGTTATTTTGGTTGTCAAATCGGCGAATGCCTCTGCATAAGCATTGTTATTCATTCTCAATATGGTGTCCATATCATACACATTGTTAAATCCATTATCTGGCTGACCAATTAGTCCACGGACTGGATCGATTGGTGGTGGAGAAATCCACATAGCAGATCGCAAAACTTGAAGTGAAACAGGGTCACTATCGATACTTACCATATCACTTCCATTATCATAAACCCATGACAAAGTAACTTTATAAACGGTTTCAGTTGGATAATCTCCGAGCGTTGGTTTCTGCCCGAGTTCGAGCGTCGGTTGCCACATCGGAATTGACATTTGAGGAATAGAACATCGGGCAACTGCCATTACGTAGTCCCCCACATTTGACAGAATAGGACTAGTTCTGACCACTTGGCGTTGAAGAGGTGAAGGGTGGACCTCGTTGTTGCCGTTGAGGTTTAAATCAAGATATACGATATCTGAAGACATTTAAATAATTCACTATGTGTCTATATTTATTTGAGAAGAAAATAATTTTCCGCTATAAATATATATCGAAAATTTTATTCGTATAAAATGTTGCGTTTTTGCCGTACACCCACCGACGATACCATAGCCATTGTTAAAGGTGGTCCATGGCATAATAGGCTTATTGAGCTAGTAAGCGATCCCGTACTACCAGAATATGAAGAGGAAGAAGATTTCGGCTCATTTGGGGACTTCGCGGAGCCGACAACATCTAAGGCTGGTAAATCCGCAGAGTATTATGAAGGCCTGGCATGTCCAGAGGGCAGTGAGTTTATGCCGATGCCATGTCAAAAGCCCGAACAGCGCGATGTAATTTATATTACCGGCGCAAGTGGAACAGGTAAATCTACATTTTCAAGTAGGTTTGCCGAGCTATTTAACAAAGTTTTCAAAATCGACGACATTAACCCAAAAATTATTATAGTTTCGCCAGATAATCCAGAGAATGACGCTGTTTTTGCTGGTAGTTCTTACGATTGGCAGTGGATAAGTCCAGAAGATATTTTGCATGATGGAATAACCCTCGAGGATATGTGCGATCCTGATTTTAGGTATACTTATGAAGCTGATTCCAAAGGAAAATTAACACGCCAACAACCAATGCTAATTATTTTTGACGATGTTGAAGCCTTGAGCGATAAAAATGAGGCAAAAGCGCTTCATCGATTTATGCAAGCAGTACTAGAGCGTGCGCGCAAGAAGCAAATTTACGCAGCTTACATTTCACACAGAGCAAGCGCCGGGCCAGCTACTAAAATTATTCTACAAGAGCAAAACTCTATATGGTTTCCACTTAATGGTTCTGGTTCTGGTAATTTATCTTACACACTTAAAAAGCATCTCGGCATACCCGATGAATTGCGACTTGCTCTCAATAAATCGTCAAAAGAATTTGGCAAGTGGATATTTATTAAAACTGATTCTTGCCCACGTTATGCTATCACTTCGAAAAAGATATTCATAATAAATGAAGATGAAATAAAACAAGCAAAGAAATAATGTCAAATACTATTTTATTTTTTTATATATACACCAACCATAAATAAAATGAGTAAGGGGATTGTGGTAAACTATTGGCCATTCGATCCGAAATATTCAACTGGGCCCAAGCCGAATAACACGGAACTATCGCATAGCTTATCAAGTGTAGAATTAAAAATGATAATGAATGGAGTATTACAATGCAGTGATTTTCCAATCGTTGCATATTCTGACATTTTTAATTCAGAGTCAGCAAAAGAACATGATTTCATACGCCGATTTCTCGGCCGGACTAATCAGCGCGCGGCAATATTTTTATTCAGGCAGACTGCTACATATGGACATTGGATGGCCCTATTCGAAAATAGCGCAGGCGATCTTTATGTGTATGACAGTTACGGCGACAAAAAACCCGATGAGTATATTATTGGTGTTGATGGAGTAAAGAACGAAACCTTAAACCAGGAATCGCCGTACTTATTAGAGTGTTTCGGTAATTCATCTTATGATTGTATTTATTGGAATGATTATCCGCAACAAAAACTTAAGGCAGATATTCAAACATGCGGCAAGTGGTCAGCATTTCGCATTTTAAATCGAGATATGGACGTAGAAACATTCGCCGAATTTGTCGATACCATATGCAAGAAATATAATTTAACGACCGATAAGTATGTGTGCTTGGCATATAGATTTATATGTCGTAATCTAGACACGATGCAAAAGGATTTGGATAACATGTGAACTCATCTCCGCTATTATTTTTTTGCTTGAACTCACTATGAATTGCCGCACACTTTATAATATATTGGCCAGTAAAAACATGCGATTTGTTATATTGTCGCGTAAATTCAACTCCAGCCTTCGACAGTGCAATATTAAGCACGCGTATTTGGAATTTTGTGTCGATTTCATTTTCCGCGATATGTTGTTTTAATTCCTTAGCGTGCTTATTACCATAAAGACGTAGTGCATTGTTGATGATGTAATTATTATGTGCGTTATATTTTTCTGAGATAGATTCTTCACTTACGACGACTGGATCTAGTGAAAATATTGACTCAACCTTATCTCCGATAATTGATTTGACACATTCGAAAATTTCATAATCTGTGCGCACAGTTTTACTGTAAATATCGCCCTCGTCATGAATGGTTTTCTTTTCCTTAATGAATTTAATGTAACGTTTGGAACACTCAATGGGCTTGCGCAACTTCTCGGCCACAGTAACGTTAAATGCAGTTTGCTTAATGTCATCCATAGTTGGAGTTGTAACAGCAACTTTACTAATACCAGCAATGCTAAGTGCGACTTGGCCGATGATTGACATATTCGCAGCTGTTGAATTCTCCCCGCGTGTAGTTTCTGCGCTCTCATACATGGCAAAGGCGATTCCATATGCACGTGCCAAGTTTGCTTCTTTTTGGTTGGTAGCCTTCTTGCCATGAAGTATTGTCGAAAGATACTTTGAAATAAGAATGTCGCCATTGCTCATAAATTTCAATTTGCTCACTGAATCTTTATCGAACAAAGAATCGTCGGCACGATATGTTGTATTCTCGAATGTGTCAATGCGGGCAACGTTGAAAATATGCTTGATTTCGCGGATAAAGTTATTCTTGCTGCGGAACTCTTGAATCTTTGCATTGATAAATATATTGCCGACAAAATTGTTAAGATAATCATAAGCCAATTCTGGAGAATCCAAAGGATTAAACAAACAATTATATCCTCCGTTAAGATCTGATGGCATACGATCGCGACGTACCCAGTTAAGGAAATCGGCGCCATTCTCTGGGTATTGCTCACTATCTGGATTTGGTATATTATGCATGTAAAGCTTGATGTTTTCTACATTTCGACAACGGAAAAGTGCTTGTGCTGCTTGCTGTGCAGTCATCATTGTCGAAGAATAAATACCATACACAGTCTTGAAATTTGCAAGCTCAGCTGAAATACCAATAGAAACAGTCGGCGAATAAATCACACACAATTTACCGGCCCACGCAGCAGTGGCATTGCCGAAATCTTCGCGCTTGACATCTTTTCCAGTCTCGGATGTGTATGACATAATCATGTCCGCCGGATACATTGACTTGAAAATATGCACAAATCTATTAACTGCGGCCTTAGAGTGGTGAGCTACACATACTCCCTCATATGGTAGTCCTTTGATGCGCTTGTTATTTTCATTGTAAATCTTGCGGAAAATTTCATGTTCTCCGATAATGTGGCAATCTTGGCCGGAGTATATCGTAACTTGAGCTTTGGAAAAATTTGAGTAAATATTACGGTAAATCTTTGGAACAATATGTGGTGCTGCCTTTACTAGCGCCGAAACTTGAATCTCGCTGATATCGTTATCACTCACAATGTAACGGTCGCACTTACTAATTAATTTGCCGAGAATGTATAAACCGTATCGCTGATTGATGGCATCGCGCGCCGAGCAATGAGATCCGAGAGCGGTGATTTCATCAATAATTAACACAGTATCTTTAATTTTATCTGGATCAACGCGAGATCCCAAACTCTCGATTTGCCAGTTTGTGTACTTATGCTCATCTTGGTTAAGTTTGCCGGAAAATTCGTCATAATTGGTGAGGCCCCATGCGTGCGATTGCTGAATGCTAAGTGTGATGCGTGAACTAACACATATAACGTTCTTTCCATTGGCTTTAGCTTGATCGATAGCA